ACAAGAAGACTACGGTGACTATTCCGGAGCCAGTCAAATTATTAACCAACTAGAAAATATCGTTACAGAGGTTGAACAATTTCATACTAAAACTAGAGATAAAATTCAAAAAGTTTATGATAGTATGGAAGGCATTGAAAATGCAGAAGGATTAAAAATAGGAGTATTTATCGGCCCTAGTATAGAAAATGCATTTAGACAAGACTTGAGACCTGTAACTAAACATGGGTACTCAAAAGACTTAGCCTTACCTAAAGCTAAAAGGTTAGATCCTAATTTAGTAGCACAAGCAAGAGCGCAAGGCGACATAGAAGAAATAGGAGATGCTAAGCATACAGTATTTACACCTAACATTTAATATATGGCACAATTATTAGTAGACGTTACGCCGTTCAGACCAACTATAAGGGAGTCCAAATCTAGACCAGGAGTATTCGAGGTAGAAGGTATTATGCAAAGAGCAGTCTCTGAAAACCAAAATGGTAGAGTATACTCAAAAGATATATTAGAAAGAGAAGCAAAGAAGTATACAGATGAATTTGTTAAGAATGGTAATGCGTTTGGAGAACTTGATCACCCTGAGTCTCCTGTTGTCTCTCTTAAGAACGCCTCTCATATAGTAAAAGAGTTATGGTGGAAAGGAGACGACCTTATGGGACGTGTAGAACTACTTAATACACCTTCTGGTAATATCGTAAAAGAAATTGCTAGAGCAGGTCATACAATCGGTATTTCATCTAGAGGTACAGGTTCAGTACAACAAACAAACGAAGGTACTTTAGAAGTACAAGACGATTTTGAATTAGTATGTTGGGATTTTGTATCTAATCCATCTACACATGGAGCATTTATGAATCCAGTATCTTTATCTGAAGGTAAAATAAAGGTATCTAAATATGCTAATTTAGACCTTATTATAAACGACATATTAAGAGCATAATGAAGATAGCAGATCTTATACTAGAAAGTGCAGAATCCCAAATGGCAGCCGATCTTGCAAAAGCAATGGAAGCTGAATTCGGTAAAGAAGGAGAACAGGATGTTAACGAAGTAATTACAACAGTAGGTGTATTATCTTGGGCATTAGCAACTAACACAGTATTAGACGTTTTAGGTAAGTATGCTGCGACGGCTCTTAGAAAGATGAATTTAGATAAAGCAGCTGATAAAGCTGATGCAGTTCATAAATGGGCCCACAACAACGAAGTTAACATAGTAAATGCTCTTTCAGGGTTTATTAAGCCTTTCATTAGAGATGAGAAGAAAAGACAATTAGTTGCTAAAGGTTTATTTATAGCCATATTAGCCGGTCTAGGAGTTAAAGCTGGTATCGGTGCTATGAATGCTCTTAAAGGTGGAGGACTTGCTTCCGCTTCTGTATCTGCTGTAAAAGCAGCACTTAAAGGTAGAGATATAGCAGTAATTGGAGGTGAGATTGCAGGAGCAGTCGGATCCGCTGCATCATCAATATAAAAGTTTCCCTATTTACTAAGTTTTCCGGAATAAGTATATATTTATATACGAATATGCCATCTCTTATATGGCATCAACACAAACTTATATTTTCTATTACGATTTATAATAATCGTAGAAACCACACATTATTTTTAAAAAATGGCAAACAAAGATTTATTCAAGCAAGCTATTGCTGAAGCTAAGTCTGTAAGAGAAGCCGCTATTGCAAACGCCAAGGAAGCTTTAGAAGAGTCATTGACTCCTCATTTAAAAGATATGTTAGCTGCAAAACTTCAAGAGATGGAAGACAAAGACGTCGACGAAGTAGCAGTAACAGAATCAGACGATGAAGATGTTAATGAAGCTCCTGCTAAAGACGACAAAGACGAAGCAGTGGAGGAAGAATTTACAGCTGTAGAAGAAGCAGAAGACGAAGAAGACGAATTAGAAGCAGACGGTGAAGGAGAAGAAGCTCCTGAGGAAGCTGAAGACGAATTAGAAGAGCCAGCAGAAGACGAAGATCTAAAAGATCTATCAGTAGAAGATTTCAAAGACCTTATTAGAGACATCATTAGCCAAGAAATGGGCGCTGGTGAAGCTGAGATGGAACCTGAAATGGGAGCTGACGATATGGACGCTGGAGCAATTGAAGAACCAGGCGAGGGAGATCCTTTAGCTGGAGAAGAAGGCGAAGAAGAGATTGACTTAGATGAGTTAATTAGAGAACTAGAAGCTGTATCAGAAGGCGAAAGCGAAGACGATATGGAAGAAGGTAAGAAAGATGACAAAGAAATGGATGAAGCAAAAGATGACAAAGAAGTAGACGAAGTTAAAGACGGACCTACTAAAAATGAAATCGATGCAGAATCTGATTCTAAAGAATCTAACGTTAACGATACCATCAAAGAAGACTTAACTGAAGCTTTATCAACTATTGAAACTTTAAGAAGTGAATTAAACGAAGTTAATTTACTAAACTCTAAGTTACTTTATGTTAACAAAATCTTCAAAGCAAACAACTTATCAGAATCACAGAAAGTAAACATTATTGCTGCTTTCGATAAAGCTGAAACAGTTAAAGAAGTAAAATTAGTTTTTGAAACAGTTAGCGAAAATGTTGTTACTAAAAAAGAAACAACTAGCATTAAAGAGCATAAAGGATCTGCATCTAAAGCTACTGGAATTACAGCAAGTAAACCAGGAGTAATTGGAAACGTATCTGAATCTGTTCTTAGAATGCAGAAGTTAGCTGGTATTATAAAATAAATAAAATTAAAATCCTAAAAAATTAATCATGGAATTAAATCAATTATTAGAAAGCTCTAACACTTTCAAAAGCGTACAAGCAGATGCTGCTCGTTTAGCTGAGAAATGGAGCGCTTCTGGATTGTTAGAAGGTATCTCTGATGAAAAGCACGCTGGTAACATGGCTGTTATTCTTGAGAACCAAGCTAAACAAATCGTAGCAGAAGCAAACGCAACTCAAGCAGGAGGCTCAGGCTTTACTGCAGGCCAAGGAGAAAACTGGGCTGGTGTTGCTTTACCACTTGTGAGAAAAGTATTCGCTCAAATCGTAGCGCAAGACTTCGTAAGTGTACAACCAATGAACTTGCCTTCTGGGCTAGTATTCTACTTAGACTTTAAGTACGGTACTGGAGTAAACGGAAGAGCAGATGGCGAAAACATGTACGGTAACGTAACTGATGGAGCTAACAAAATGGGAGAAGATGTAGACGTTTCTGGAGGTCTTTATGGCGCTGGACAATTCGGATACACTATCAACCAAGTAACTGGAACTGAAGCTGCTGCAACAGTACAAGCTGCCTTATTGAAAGATGTAGGCTTTGACGCTGGATTAACATTAGCAGATTACGAAGCGGTATTAATACCTCTTTCTTCTATCCCAGCTTACGACGCAGAAGGAATTAGAGCATTTGAATTAAGTGCAGAATCTGGTTCAGCTGTAATCCACAAGCAATTTACTAAAATTTCTGGGTCTAACCTAGTATTAGTACAATCTGCTGCAGGAGGTGTAAACAACTCTGACAACGTACAAGTAATCTACCACAAACAACCAACTGATAACACAAGAGGTGACTTTGAGGCTGATTCAACTGTAGCTGTTGATACTTCAATTAGTATTCCAGAGATCGATGTTAAATTGCAATCTGAGGCAATTGTTGCTAAGACAAGAAAGCTAAAGGCGCAATGGACACCAGAATTTGCACAAGACCTTAACGCATATCACTCAATCGATGCAGAAGCAGAATTGACTTCACTATTAAGTGAATACATTTCTATGGAAATCGATTTAGAGATTTTAGATATGTTGATTAAAGGTGCTGTAACTACTGAAAGATGGTCTGTTGAAAACAACAAGAACTTCCAAGGTGGTGCATGGACTGCTGCTACTTCTGATTTCTACAATACTCAAGGACAATGGTTCCAAACTTTAGGAACTAAAATCCAAAAAGTATCTAACAAGATTCACCAGAAAACATTAAGAGGTGGTGCTAACTTCCTAGTATGTTCTCCTTCAGTTGCTACAATCCTAGAATCAATTCCTGGATATGCTGCACAAACTGACGGAAACCAAGATAAGTTTGCAATGGGAGTACAAAGAATCGGAAGCTTAGCTTCAAGATTCCAAGTATACAAAAACCCTTACATGACTGAAAACACAATCCTTATGGGATATAGAGGTTCTCAGTTCTTGGAAGCAGGTGCTGTATATGCTCCTTATGTACCATTAATGATGACTCCTCTAGTATACGATCCAGAAACCTTCACTCCAAGAAAAGGTTTAATGACTCGTTACGCTAAGAAGATGATCAGACCAGAATTCTACGGAAAAATCTTTATCTCTGACTTAGATCAGATCTAGGATAACCCCTTAGAGTAATATTAAGAGAGGCCTTCGGGCCTCTTTTTTTATGTCCTATTTATAAGTAATAAAGATTCTATCTTAATTTATAAAAGACATATGGCAAGTAAACCTCACACCGACGAAGTTTTCGTCGAAAAAAGAAGACCAAAACGCCCGATTAAATTTAACGTTCAACTAAATGATGAACAAAAAGAAGCAAAAAAGTTAATACTAGACAATCCAGTAACAGTACTAAAAGGAATGGCAGGTAGCGGTAAAACGCTAGTAGCAACACAAGTAGCTTTAGATCTACTATTTACCAAACGTATAGATAAGATTATTATAACAAGACCAACTGTAGCTAAAGAAGATATAGGTTTCTTACCAGGAGATCTTCAGGCTAAAATGGACCCTTGGTTAGCCCCTATCTATCATAACTTATTCATGTTATATAATGAAGAGAAGGTAAAGAAGGAAATGGAAGCAGGTAATATAGAAATAGTACCTTTTGCATTTATGAGAGGTAGAACATTTTTAAACTCTTTTGTAATAGTTGATGAAGCACAAAACGTAACTCATCCTCAAATGGAAACAGTTATAGGCAGATTAGGTAAAAATTCTAAGATGTGTATATGTGGAGATATGGCTCAAATTGACTTAAGAGATAAAAGAGAGACTGGATTTTCTTTCCTTTCTAGACTTGAAGAACAAGTAAAAGGTTTCGTTACTCACTCATTAGCACAGAATCATAGGCATGATATTGTCGCACCTCTATTAGAAGTATATAAGACCTTCAGAGACTAACCACTATTTATAAGTAAAACTAAGCAATGGCAAATGTAACTATATGGAATGGCTCAGCTACATTCAACTCAGGAGATACTCCTTTTGGGTTTTATGATACTGATACCTCCTTTCAAACCGATGCTGTAAAAGTAGCTAAATTTGTAGGTACCCGACTTGGGTATCCACTTATGGATGTTGAATTGCAACAAGAACAAATGTTTGCTTGCTTTGAAGAAGCAGTAACTACTTACGGAAATGAAGTCTTTCAGTATAAGATAAGAGAAAATTACTTAAGTCTTGAAGGAGGCTCAACAGGTAGTTTAGTAAATAATCAATTAGTAGATCCTTCTATTAGTAGAATAGTAGAAATATCTAAACACTACGGTACTGAAGCAGGTGTTGGAGGTAACGTAACTAAATACAGTGGCTCAATCACAGTAAATAAGAATCAACAGACATATAACTTAAATGAATGGGCTGATGATCAAGGAATAACCGGAGGTATAGAAGTAAGAAAAGTATTCTATCAAGCACCTCCTGCAATACTAAGGTATTTTGACCCTTATGCTGGAACCGGAACAGGAGTACAGTCCTTAATGACTGCTTTTGATTTTGGTAGCTTTAGTCCTGGTGTTAATTTTTTAATGATGCCTACTTCATATGATATATTAAAAACTCAAGCAATTGAATTTAATGATCAGATAAGAAAATCTACTTATACTTTTGAATTAGTAAATAACCAATTAAAATTATTTCCTATTCCAGCTGGAGAAGGGAAGATGTGGTTTGAGTATTATAAAGTAGACGACAAACAAAAACTCAACTATAAAAATAATCCAGGACTGATAACAAGCATATCAGAAGTACCTTACGAAAATCCTCAATACAGACAGATTAATAGTGTAGGACGTCAATGGATCTTTAATTATAGTTTAGCTCTCGCTAAAGAAGTATTAGGGTATGTAAGAGGAAAGTATCAGACGGTACCAGTACCTGGTTCAGAAGCTACTTTAAATCAAGCAGATCTATTAACTGATGCAAGAGCAGAAAAAATAGCTCTACTAACACAGCTTAGAGAGACTTTAACCTCAACAGGAAGATCAGCTCAATTAGAAGCACAAGCTAAAGAGTCAGAAGATGTAGAAAATATCTTAAAATCTGTACCAATGACTATATACGTAGGATAATGAAACTTACAGACATCATATTAGAAATAGAATACAGAACTTACGAAGCTATGGTTCAAATAACCTTTAGTGACGATGGGCCTACTGGATATGATGATGCTATAAGAGCTTTACCTGGAGTAACAACTTGTACTATTGCATCAGAAAACTCAGATGCTAATAAGGCAACATATAAAATTAAAATAATAAGCCAGAAAGAACCCGCAGAGGCTTTTGCAGCGCTAAAAGCAAATGCTACTTCCAAGTATAGTGGTATAGTTGCAATAGAGGTAGGTGAAAATACAATAGAAGAGAAGTAATGCTATTTGGATCTAACAGAGACTTTGACTTATTAGTCAATATTAACCGTGAACTACTACAAGATATAGTAGAACAACAGGTATTGTACCATAAGCTCAGTTTAGAAGATACAGATGTTAACTTATATGGTGAAGCATTACAGAAGTCGTACTGGAACGCTTTAAAGCTTGCTTGTCTAATAACTAGAGGTGATCAAGTAGTAGATATTCAAGAATTTGGTCCTGATTTAGGAAGAGAAGCATCATTTGCATTTATAAGACAAGATTTAGTTGACTCTAATATGGTTCCAGAAGTTGGAGATATAGTAGAATGGAATAACGACTATTATGAAGTAGATACAGTTAGAGAGAATACTCTTTTCTTAGGTAGAGATAAGTCTTACAATTTAGCCGGTAGCGGATTTGGTTCTTCTCTGTCTATTATAGTAGACTGTCACTTAACAAGAGCAGATAAGGTAGGATTAACAGAAGTTAGATAAGATGGCAGATAAAAAACCTATACCTAAGTCACAAGAAGAACTTAGAAGACAGCAATTTAAAGCTTACTCACCAGAATCAGGGGAGGTAAGACAAAAAAGCGGTCCTACTGATCAACAAGACAGAGCTAAACAGGTAAGCCGTAAAGGTGATGATGTAAAAAACTTTTCTGTAGGTATAAAAGACATAGATGAAGCTATATACTACTACTTTAACGAAGTTCTTCAACCAACCGTAACACAGAACGCTAAAAACATAAAGGTACCACTTGTATATGGTTCTCCTGAACGTTGGGCATCCATGCAGAAAGACGGTTATTACCGCGATAAGAATGGTAAGATGCAAGCACCGTTAATAGTATTTAGAAGAGACAGTTTAGAGAAGAATAGACAGTTAGGGAATAAAATGGATGGTAATAATCCAATGAACTATGGAATATACGAAAAAAAGTTCTCTAAGAAGAATGTATATGATAGATTTGGTATTCTAAACAATAGAACTCCCGTTAAAGAGTTTTACGCAGTAGCTATACCTGATTATGTTAACATTACTTACTCATGTATTATATATACCGACTATGTAGAGCAGAATAATAAGATTGTAGAGGGTATTAACTTCGCATCTGACTCATATTGGGGAGATCCAAGTAAGTTTTCATTCAGAGCACAAATAGACACCTATACTACCTCAGCAGAGATAGTTCAAGGTAACGATAGAATAATAAAAACAGAATTTAGTATTAAATTACTAGGGCATATCATAACTGACGCCATTAATGCACATGCACATAATAGTAAAAAGTTCTATTCTAAAGGAGAATTAAAATTCGGTGCTGAAACAGAGAGTAATCTTTAACATCACTACCTATTTATATAAAATGGCGTATAAATGCCGGGTTTCAACTAGATTTAATAAACTAATTTAACAAATGGCGAAGTTTACCGGCGCATTATCAGGATCATTAGCTTTCATGAAGGGAGGAGTCGCTCAGACTCAATTAGTTCCTGGTGCTCAAAGTCTTAATCTTACTGGTTCATTTAATATTACTGGTTCTCAACTTACTTTCAACGGTAGGGATGTAATGGCTACGATAGATTCGCTTCAAGCAGGGGCTAATCCTAATATTGGTTCATTAAGACTACATTCTGCATCTATTAACCTTTATACTCAATCTAATGATCAAAGAGTAGAAAGATTAGAGGCAGTTACAGGTAGTATACCTAACTTAAATGCTGCTACCTCATCATATTTTCTCAAAGCTGATAGTTCTAACATCATATCCTCTTCTTTACAGATAGATGCACTTGGATATAATAGAGATGTTATCTCATCTTCAGCACAAATATATAATTTAGGGTATAGAAAGGATGTATTAAGTGGATCTAAGCAAATACTTGACTTAGGATTCGTTACTTCCTCAGATATCGCTAGATACTCAGATTTAACCAACGTTCCAGGTGGTATTATTAGCTCTTCTGCACAAGTAGGTACATTAGGCTATATAACTGGTTCAACTTATTTAGATTTAGTAAATATTCCTAGTAATATAATGTCTGGCTCTAGTCAGATATCAACTAACTTACTAGATACTACAGTAAACTTCGGTACTGGATTAGTTTCAGCATCAGCTTTTAAAGGAGACGGTTCAGGATTAACTGGTATTGCAGTAGATACTATAAGTTCTATAAGATCAGACTTCGATCAGACAGGATCTGTTAGTATTACTCATAGTTTTAACACTCAGAACGTAAATGTAACAGTTTATGATGAGAATGGATTCCAGTATATACCTGCTTCTACCCAATTAGTAGATAATAACAACGTAAAGGTAACTTTCGCTGAATATTCAACAGGACACGTAGTTGTAACTGTTGGAGGACATATATTTTCTGGTTCTGTAGAGTATAGCTCTGTATTAAACACACCAACTAACCTTATATCATCATCACAACAGATATCTGACTTAGGATTTGGAGGAGCTTCTGTAGTAAGTGCTGGAACAGTATCATCTTCTGCACAGATAATAGACTTAGGGTTCATAACCGGTAGTGTATACTCAGATATTATTAATACCCCTAGTGGAATTATTAGTAGTTCACAACAAATTACTGATTTATCATTCTTAACATCAGCATCAGCTGCATTAGCTGGATTTGGTGAAGGAGGAGCAAGTGTTTCACCAGGTACCGTATCATCATCATTACAAATAGCTGGATTAGGCTTCATAACCGGTTCAGTACAAGCAGATGTAGTAGGATTAAACGTCTTTTCTGGCTCTATACAGAGTCAAGTAGATGGTTTATTAGCAGCTACATCATCATATGCTGTAGGATCACATTCAGACATAAATTCTCTTAATAGCTTTACAGGATCTATACAATCTCAAGTAAATCATATTAATAGTGTTACTGGATCTTTCTTAACATCAGCAGTAGACGGCACTATATCAGGTTCTACACAGATATCTGACTTAGGGTATATTACTTCTGCATCAGCAGCATCATTAGGCTTTGGATCTGGTGGTTCTGAGACTTCAGCAGGTACTATTTCATCGTCTTTACAAATAATTAACTTAGGATTTATAACTGGATCAGAGCAATCTGATGTTACTGGTTTAAATACCTTTACTAGTTCAATACAAAGTACAGTAGACGGCTTATTAGCTGCTACTTCTTCATATGCAGTAGGTTCTCACTCAGATATCAGTGGGTTAAATTCAAAAACAGGTTCTTACGCTACTTCTGGTTCGAATACCTTTATAGGGAACCAGATAGTAAGCGGAAGTATCATTCCAGAGTCAAGTATTAACGATTTAGGTAGTGCATTAGCACCATTTAGACATTTATATGTTACTTCTGGGTCTGTTAAGTTTATGAATCCAGATGGTACCGAACAATCAGCATTTAATAACCAATTTGACGGTAATAGAGTAGTATCTAACACAGATCACCCTTTATTTAACTCTTTTAATCCAGGTAGCTCAGGAACAATAGAAGATTTCTTAACAGCAGTCTTTTATCCTAATACAGCACCAACTATTACTACAGGAAATCAAGTAATTGAAGAGTATACTGCAAATGCTTCATCAATAGTTACCATAACCGGTACAGATGCTGAATCTCAGAGTATTACCTTCAGTATTGATGATTCTTATACAGATGGATTTGTAATAGTTGATAATGGAGTATTAAAATTAAATACTGTACCAACAGCAACTGCATTTAACACGGATAATAGAGGTGATGGAACTTTAGCTCACCCAGTAGTAGTAAAAGCAACAGATACAATAGGAGCTTCTTCTACTAAAACAATATATATTAGAGTTACACCAAATGCTGCTCCTATATTTAGAGAAAGTAGCATTTCTGGTAACCAAATAACATCATTTAGTACTTCAAGAAACGAAAATGCAAGCTCAGGAGAAGTTACTAAGGTATATTTTACAGATACAGAGAGTGATGGTATAACTATCAATTCAGGTTCAGACCTTAACGGACATTTTAGTATTATTAAATACCCTACTTATGTAGCTATAAATCAAGTCACTGCTTCTCTAGATTATGAAAGCATTACTTCTTATAATATGTCTATTACAGCATCAGATGCTCATTATGAAGCAGGTCAAGATGCAGATTCGGTTACTTCTTTACCCATTACTATTAACGTAACAGATAATACTCAACCAACAGTCAATAATCAGACTCTGAGTACTATAAATGAAAATAGCTCAGCAGGAACTACAGTAGGAACAATAACAGCTACAGATCCAGAAGGAGATACTATAACTTTTAAGAATGCTACATTATATAGTTTAGAAGTTGACGGTGGAGAAGTAAATACAGGTTCATATTCTGGTACTGCACAACTAACAGACCCAACAGAAGATGCTTTTACTGTATCTTCAGCAGGAGTAGTCACTAGAAAGAACGGAGTACATCTTAATTCTGATTTAATTGATGAATACAAGTACCAAGTAGTTGTTACTGATGCGTATAATAACGGTTCTGACACAGGAATTATTACTATACCTATAAGTGATGATACAGCTCCTTCAATAAGTGGAGATACTACCTTATATGTAATTGAATCAGCAGTTAGCAGTAATAATATATACGATAACTCAAATGGATATTCAGGAACTACATCAAGATTTACTTCTAATCAAACAGTAACTTGGGCAGTTAGTTCTTCAAACGACTTTAATATAAACTCAAATGGATATTTAACTCTGGCTAGAGATATATCCGGTTCAGCTGATGTTGGAGGTGATCAATTAAGCGGAATAGTAACAGCAACTAATACTTTTGGTACTGAAGCTACTCAAGCATTCACTGTCAACATAACAGACAATACAGCACCAACAATTACGTTTAGTAATGTAAGTGCAAATCAGAATACTAATAAAGCTGTACCAGGTAACAACCTAGTATCAGTTTCATTTAGTGATGCAGAAGGCAATGGAATAGATCATAATTCATTTGTCTTCGATGATCAAGGAAATAACGTATCAGCAACTAAATCTGGTGATACGTACTTAATAAGGGCAACCTCAGCATTAGCAGCAGGTAACTACACCGTAGGAATTACCATAGCTGATGCAGAAGGGTTTGCTTCTCGCACATCTACTCATACATTTAGTATTTCACAAGCAGTAGTTGGTACTTTGACTACCAATGGAACGTTTAGAATTATTGAATCAGCTCTAGATGGTGACGAGATTAAAATAACTTCAAATGGTAGAACGGGAACTCAAGCAGATGTCGGAGTTACGTACTCACCTTCCTACGGTAGCCAAGCTGTTTCGTCATTTACTTCAAGTAATGCAAGCATAACGGTAAATTCATCTGGTAACCTTACCGTAGGTACAAACCTAAGCGGTTCATCTACATCAGCAGGCGATAATATAACATCTAATATTACTTTCCAAGATCAATATAACAATATTGGTTCAGGAAGTGTTACGGTATTAGTTGTAGCAAATAGTAGCCCTTCTGTAACAGTAAGTGAACAAGGAAGTTTAGAATCAGATAACATAGCAAATGGAGTACTATGCGCTTCAGTATCAATTTCAGATACAGAATCAGATTATCCAATAACATTAGCTTTATCAGGTACTAATGCTTCCGATTTTACAGTAACATCTAACAATTCCAATGGAACATCATGGGATATAGATGCAAATAGTGCCTTAGCAGCTGGTACATATACATTTACAGTAACTGCTACAGATGCCTTTGGTAAAACAGGGACAGATACAGCTTCAATAGTAATTGCACAATCAGCAGATTATGGATTAGTATACGTTTATACTTCTACATACGGTTCAGATGCAGGTTTTGGAGCTAATTATTTAGGAGTAATGGGCGGTAGTACAGTCAATAGTGATGTACCACCAGAAGTTACTGCTTATACAGCAAATACATCATCACCATTCTATAAATTTAAGAGTGGAGATGTAGGAAGTACTTCTATTAGTTTAGCAGGCGGTCAAACAGCCACTTTACAGACTAGTGGATCAGGTTCAGACTTAGATAGTGTATTATCAGCATTAGGAACGATAAGCGCTAACACTACTGGACAAGTAATTATAGTTTACCCTTCTGGTTCCGATATGACAGTACCAACAACGATTCAAGAATCGTTTAATAGTACAGCAGGAGGAGCAGTACCATGTATGGATGTAGATGGTAATGGATTCGGAATAGAATCAGGAGTATTACATTCTGTTACTTTAGACTCAGCACATCTGGGATATAGTGAATGGTTTGTATTTGGGAGAAAATCACAGAACGCAATAGCTTCTGGCTTTAAAATGAGGCTAGTAGCAGCAAACGGTAGTTTACCGACATAAAAGAAGATAGATAGATGCCATTATTTAGTTCGAAATTAGAGTTAACATCAGCAGCCTCAGGATCAGGGGTAGCCTTAGCAGACGTACAATTTATTCGTGGTGCTTTTAGGACTGTTGCTGATACTGGCGAACTAAACAATATACCTGTATCACAAATTGCAGATAAACAAATAGTTTGGGTTGAAGCTGAATCATCAACTTATCAAGCAACTGTTACTTTAGCAGATTATGTTAATACATTTACTGATTCTGTAGCATGGAGTTCTTTCACTGGATTTGGATCTGGTGGAGGTGGAGCATCTAACATAGGAGAGTTAACAGACGTATCAACCGGTTCATTAAGTAATGGACAAATATTACAGTATAACTCCTCAAATCAAAAATGGGAAGCAAGTAGTGTTTCCGGAACAGGAGACATCTCTGCAGTATTTGCAGGAGATGGATTAACAGGTGGAGGTTCTGCCGGTTCGGTATCTTTAGATGTAGATCCTGGGCTAGGTATGCAACTAACGACTGACGGTATCTCTTTAGATACAGGATCAGGTCATTTTATTAACGCAATAAATGCATTAGCAGATACAGGAATTTTCCAACAAACAGGATCTGTATTCTCAGCTAATGAAGATTTTGAAATAACAGGCTCTTTAACTATTGATTGGAGCTCAACTGGAAAACCTTTAAGTATAACATCAGGTTCACTTGAAGTATTTTCGGTAAGTAATAACGGAGTATTGAATTTAATATCCCAATCTAATACGCCAACCGCACAGGAAGGCAGTATTTATTTTGGAAAACACAAAAACC